CATAACTAGACATATTCTTTGCTTGCTTATATCCAGTTGCGTGTTCAAATTTTACATCAGGAAACATTTTCGCCATTTTTAGCGTTTGTTCCATATATCCAAAAGATGTTGTAAAAATAATATCAGCACCGTCCATTACCATACCACGAATAACTCTTGCAGCGTCTGGACCTTCTTTAACACTTTCTACATATACAGTTTCAACTTTGTCACCGAAATGGTCTTGCACTCCTTGGCGACCAATATCATGACGATATGTCCACCCATGATCACCAGTTGGTCCAACGTAGACAAACCCTACTTTTACTTTATCCCCAGCGAATGCGCTTGTCGCTAACATCATTCCCGCTGCTACGATTGCTAAAAGTTTTTTCATTTTGTTTTTAACCTTTCTTGGTTGTATTGTGCCAATCATTGGCATCTTTAACATGGACTATGGGTCCATAATTGATTTATAAGATTTTTAAGATCGCTTCCTTGTAAACTTCTACCATCAGATACAACCCATGCAGTTGCACCTTCATTACCTAACAATTCTCCATCATCAGTTATATTGTACGGTAAGTATCCCAAACATTTATAAGACTTATTATTTTCTTCAAAAAAATCTGCTAGAAAATACCCATCTGGATTTATACTGCCCATCACATCGTTCATAAATTCATTTATTATAATCACTACATTATCGTTCAAATAATCATCACATAAAGTCAATACTTCATCTAATCTAAATTTCGTAGATTGTCTTAAATCTATTTCTAAAATAGAAATTTTTTTGTCTTTATTTTTCAAAACAGATATTTGTTCTGAAATATCTCCAATATAAAATTCTATTTTTTTATTTTTAAAATCCTCAACTTCAGAGAGAACATATTTTTTTTCGGCAAACGCCAGTTCAGATAGCATATAATCTTTAAAGTTTCTTTCCTCTAAATCTTGAAGATCAAATGCACATATATCACCCACCCACTGTTTGTCTAATAATTTTTTTGTTAGACCTAAAAAATTATCAGACCCTATATCTAACGCAACACCTTCGTTTGCATAATCTATGCAGTAATAATAAAAATCATTTAATCTTTCAAATTTTTTTGTTTTTAAAATAGCAAAAAAAATATCAATCTTTTTCAATCTATTTACCTATTGAGTTGTTGTTGATTTTAAACCTTGAACTTCGGTATAGAAAATTTTAGTAACTCCCATATCATCAACTAATTGTTTACACATAATAGCGTCATTAGGCCAAAGCCCATAACTAAATACATTTGATATGAGTTTTTCGGCTCCCTCTGGTTTAATAATATACGCAGAATTTCCCGCCAAACCTTGAGGAATATTCCATTCGTCAATATGAGGTATCCCTTGAATTGGATTATGGTTTCGCTGAATAATATCATGATATTGCCTAGCGCGTCTTGTTGCACCAATAGGATTATTTATCCCCACTACTTTATATTTTGAATCTAAAATATATTGATAATCTAATTTTTTAACAAATTTGGCATCATGCTCCAATATAAGAATTGGTTCTTTTATTTCAAAACATTTCGTCCATAATCTAAAATGACTTATAGCACAAGCAATTCTTCTTTCTTTAATCGCTGTAGGATATGCAGATTTAGTAAGACCTGTTGCAATATCGGTAACTTTACCTTCCCATGGATAATTCCAAAATAAATCCCAATCAACCAAATGTCTATAAGCATTTTTTTCATTTGTAGCATCAAATCTCTCTACATAGAAATCACAATTTAGTTCTTTAGCACTTTGCCATACTTTGTTAAAACCATTTTCACTTAGTTTATCATCTTTTAGGGTTATACAATATGCCTTCATATTAATCCCTTTTCCTTTAATTCTCTATATATTTGAATTTTTGGAGTCCATGGGCCACCTAACAATCTTCTAGGGCGAATATGTATTATTTCAGAATTATTATTATTTTCATAACTACTAGAATCCCATTGCCCTCTATCAAGATAATATTTGGAGTCATTTTTAATATCTGCCTTAACAGCAAGACGGTGCATCATTCCTTCATCAAAAAACTCATTATTAAATTGAGAAAGTTCACCTATAATTATATGCTCTCGCAATAATTTTCTCATATCTTTCTTTAATCTATATATTGCCCCACCCCAAAATGCATTATTAATATTAGACAGCATAGGATGTTTCATTACTACTTTTTTATGAATTTTTGGTTGTAAGCCAAAATACCTACCAATACCAGTTTCTTCTGTGAATATATTTTTTGTTTTTTTAAGTTTGTTTGTAAACATATCAGGGTCTAACATTACTACGATATCATACTCATCAAAAACCTCATTTAACATATGAAGTTTTTGCCCTTGTGGACACAACCCATCTAAAAAGTAGCCCTCTATTAATCTATGTTCAGCCCCGCAATATTCGGCATAAGACTTCATATCTTCAATAGATGCCTTTTCTAACTCACTTAATTTACCAACCCAATGTTGGAGTATTATATTTTTTGACATATTTAATTAACTTTATAATAAGATTTATACCAATTTACGAAATTTTCTATTCCTTCACCAATCGATACTTTTGGATTATATCCTAGTTTTTTTATTTTAGTTGTATCAGACCATGTGGTTTGAGTATCTGCTGGGTGCATAGCCACCATTTCTTTGATTGCTTTTCTATTTAAGTTCTTTTCAATTTCATGAACAAAATCTAATAAATTAACTTTTTCACCTCTACCAATATTATATATTTCTTTTCCTTTAATATCTAACAATAAAATTATCCCATTAACAATATCATCAATATATGTAAAATCTCTAATCATATCTCCATTATTAAATAACTTTATAGGGTTACCTAATATTATATTTTTCGTAAAATCAAACAAAGCCATATCTGGTCTACCCCATGGCCCATAGACAGTAAAAAATCTTAGGGAAATGGTATTTGGTATAGAACTTGTTTTGAATTGAGATTCAGTAGTTGCTTTTGTATAACCATATGGATTTAATTGATGCCCTAGTTTTTCATCTTCTTTCCAAGGTAAAGGATTTCCTGCCATAACACAAGAAGTTGAGGCATGTAAAATTCTATTTACACCGTCTTTCTCACACCTGTCAATTAAGTTTTGTGACGCAATAATGTTATTCTGAATATAAAGATGCGGATATAACATTGAGTGCCTAACACCAGCATATGCTGCAAGATGTATAACAGTTTCAACCCCCTCTAAGGACGGTTGAGAAGTAGTAAGACGGTGAGCATTTTTATAAAATTTGAATGAGTCAGAAGTTAGATCGCAGTCAAATACCTCTATTCCCAAGTCATTCAATTTAGATTCTCTGGTTCTTTTTAGTGATGAATCATAATAATCATTAAAGTTATCTAATCCTGAAACGTCATGCCCTTGGGAAAATAGTTTTCTAGCGAGATGATAACCAATGAATCCTGCTATACCTGTAATAAAAATTTTACTCATTTACATTTTCCTGCAATTATCATTACGAGCCAACTCTTTTTAATACGGTGTATCCAACATTGGGTAAAAACTTTTCATGTAAAACCCAAGGGTTAATCCTACTACAAAATTTTTGAATTCCTTGCGCCAAATCAAGTCTTGCTGTTGTATCATGAAATATTATGTATTTTTGTACAGTATTAGCATGAACCTTTAATTCACTTTCCATATGTGGTCTTAAATGTACTGAGTCTATAAGTAGAACATCAACTTCGCTAACACAATCAGGATGCCTTGAATCACATTCCATGACATTTAACTCAACATCATTTTTACTACACCAATCATCAAAAAGATGTCTGTGGGGATTAAATCTACTCATATTAATATCAACCAAATCAACTCTTATTGGATAAGGTGTAGAAAACAACGCAGCGGCGGCGGTTCCACCCTGCATTGTACCAAGTTCCTTGTATGTTTTACTTTCGCTCAAACACTCTTGAATAGCATTATGCATTGCACAATAATGTTCTCCATGGGCTTGTTCTTGTTGATCAACAATAGATTTATACCATTCTTCTAAAGTATTTATTCCTAACAAATCTGCTTTAATCATTTAATAAAATCCTTTATTACGCCCACACTAGATGATCTCAATTCTCTTTCCTTTATATATGCGATTGGTGAAGGTGTATAGTAATATAATGGAAATTGATTTGTATTTATTAACAAATCGTTTTGTGTCCATCCATTTTTAATACAATCTTCTATTAAATGCTCACATGCCGCTGGTGTTATTAAATATGCAGTGTTACCAGACATACATTTTACACCATTAGGTTGTGCATAAAATATTTCATGCACACCATTACCATTTTTTTTATATTTTTCTTTATTTTTTTTGGTATTATACCAAGGCCAATTCCATAAAATACTATCAGTGCTTAATTGCATTGCAAGTTTTTCTTTTGGGTCAAACTTTGGTATATTATTGTCTAATACACACTCAGTATCATGCTCAACTATAACCATATTTTTTCCAGATTTAGCACATCTATTCCATAACTCATAATGGGAATAAAAACAACATTTCTTTGAATGTATTTTCACTAATGGTCTATCTTGATGTAGTGTTCTCTCAGTGGTTTTCAAATTATATTTATTGTGATATTTATGTAAGTTTAATGGATTACAACCATCAAATATTTCAACATCCCAACCTTTAAAATTATTAAAAGATTGTCTACAAAGTAGAGCATTTTCAGATGATTTTTCTGATATAGAATTATATATTATATTAGTTTTCATTCAATTCTCAATATTAATCTTCACACCAATAGTTTTTTTGTGCGGGTGTATCAAAATCAAACCCCCATTGGTCAATATCATCTTTGTACCAATCCGCAACAATTTGAATTGTCTCTGGTGTATATATGTCTTGATAACGCTTATCATTAACAGCAGTTACATTTCTTGCGCCTGTCATAAATGGTAAATTTAAATACTTACATATTTCTTCATCTAAATGCTCAAGTCGTAAAATGTCACAACGCATAATGCCTTTATCACAAGTTACATAATCTTTTGCTGGATACCAACCGCGAATGGCTCTGTGCCACATATATTCATGTCCACCCCATTTATGCCTTTCCTCAAGAAAAGCCTCAAATGATGAGCAATCTGAATATTCAGTCTCACCATAATGATCTGAATTTTCTTCAAGGTAAATAACCTTTTTAGCAAAAAAATAACGAGAAACAACTCTGTCCCAAGGATTTCTTACAATCGCAAAAAATTGCATTTTGTCTTGTAGACCCTTGCTAATATCTCTCCATCTAGCGTGTTCAAAACCATCATGCTCACCAAGCGATTGCATTTTATTTCTAACCGCTTGGGTGTATTCGCCAGTTTTATGAGTTTGTGGTGTTGCAATCATTACTTTAGGTCTAGCAATATTGCTACGTCTGATACTCATCCCACCATTTTTCGGAATATGGATAAAGAACTTTTGTATCATTCTACCACCTTTCTCAATTCTTCTACATTCTCACCATGATTTGGTAGTTTATCTTTTAAGAAGAAATGTACAAAGTGACATTCTTTAATTTTAGTGTTAGCAGTGAACAAACCATTCCATTTCCAATCTAAATGCTTGATTGTCATTTTTTCCTCTCTAATCCAAGTATTGAGAAGTGTTTGGTCTGTTGACCATTTCCAAGCACCCATACCATCAACAAAAGGTTTGAACTCTGGTCTACGAATAAATTGTGCTGGAGTTTCACCTTTCAAGTACTTCTCAATTGATTTGTTCATAACCATTATGCCCATATTGAAAAACTGACCACCTGTTTTATTATTCCATTTCCAATCAACAGATTTAATTGTACCATATTGCATTCTAGAATAATTGGCAATTTTTGCCATATATTGATTATTGATAGGCATTTCTCTTTCACAAACAGCACCAAAATCATAACCTTCAGGTAGTTCATCAAAGATATTTGGTGCATCTGGACGAATCCATACATCAGCATCAACGATTGCTACTTGATCATATGATCTAAGATAAGTAAATGCATTTTCTTTTTCATATATTGGAAGATAGCCACCATGCTTTTCATATGATTCTTTGCTACGATTTGTAGAAAACACATCAGGTTTAATCATAAGAATAGGTGATCTTTGGACTTCATAATCTATATTGTGACGTTTACAATAATCTTTCACAGACTGTGTGCAATGGTCATAAAGTTTTGAACGCTTTCCAACGTAAACTTGATATATAAGTCTTTTCATAATACATTCCAATTTTATTTACAGCGCGAACACTCGCATTTTATACAAACATCATTTCTGCAAGACTTACATTCTTTCTCGCAGTGAGATTCACATTTGCAACTATAACATACATTTATTAGTATGTCAATATTTTTCATTTCTTATGCAGTACTTCTTTAGCATAAAATGCTGCAACAATAGCAGCAACAGAAACAAAGTATGTAGGGGCCATATCACCAAGAATATTAGGTGCTTTTTCAAGACCTACCCATGCAGCGATGACAACAGCAAATGGATATAGTAACATTCCAGCAAGCGCGAACCATGCCATTGCTCTTTGAGCATCTTGCTTCTTGTCCTCATTTTCCATATCAGAACGTAAATCTTCTAGTTCAATCATTCTTTTTTCATTTGCCATTTCATCATCAGAGATGATTCCATCCCCGTCCCTATCTAGGTATTCATACTTTGATTCATGTTCAAGTTGCTTTGGTTTTTTATTTGCCATGCTCTTTCCTTAGATTGATCATAACAAAAAATTCAATTATTCTTCTTTTGATTCTTCAGAACTCTTGCTCTCTTCATCTGCTTTAGCAGCAGCGATGATACCCTCAACGATAGCATGTACTTTATCATACACGAAGCCAACAGTAGTTAAATCTTGTGCTTTAAAAATTCCTGCTTGGCTTGACGCATCAAATACTTGTCTGATAACCATAAGATCGTTTGGTGTAATGTCAACTTTTGGCATGTCATTTGTTTGTTCAGTTTCAGTAGTCATTTTTTTTCTCCATAAGAATTTTATTTACTTAGTATATAGTACAAAATTAAGTGTGACAGTTAATTCTTTTCATGACATATTCAATTAAAATTTACTAAATCCAGTTGGTATGCTATAATTAGACCCACCCCAAGTAATTGTAAAATCGTTACCGCCATTATTTGACACCGAAGCCACAACAAAAGCGTATCCTTCATTAGCATATGATAAAGGAAATCCAGCACCACTCGCGCCTGGATCTCCGCAACCCGACCCCCAAGTGCCATTTTTACCAATCCATACCTTTTCTGCATCTGTATCGTATGCAATTGTAAATGTATCATTCAATACATATGCGCCTAATCCGCTGGTTTGGTTGTTTCCAGCCGCGATATAATTTCCTCCAGTGTCTGTATATGCATACGCCGAAGTTGTACTTGCTCCAGTAGTGTATCCACCAGTAGAAGCATTGTTGTGAGAGGCAGTTCGTTCTCCTACTCCAAGCATAAATGATCCAAAAGAACCTTCTGTTGATGTCCATTTCGCTTCAATATATCTCTTACCTGTGGGCCAACTTGCTGCGGATGCAGTAGCACCTTCTGGAAAATAATTATAATTAGAACCAGAAGCAGCACTGGCATAATTAAATTGAGTAACACCAGTAGATGTTGGCTCAACATAATTAGAACCTCTAGTTTGTCGTGCTGCAATAGTAATAACCAGACTAAATGCTAAGGATATTAACGATGTTATAGGAGTTGCTAAAACCCCATCTGAAGCCTTTACTCTAAAAGAAAAATCTCCAGCGTTTGCCTCTGCTGTAGATGGTGTAAGAGTAAAAACGCCGTTAGATTGAGACAATGCAGTGACTTGTGATGGTAAACTATCATCATTATATAGGGTTGATCCACTATACGCATCCCAATCATAGGTCACTGGGAATCCAGATTCATCAGTTGCAACAGCAGTAATAGTTGATGTTGTACCATCAGTATTCAAAGCAAGAGATGCTGCTGGTGTTGTGGTAAATCTAGGGCCAATTTGAGTTCCTATGGACATTCTCTGCCATGCAACTCCATCCCACATATATGATGCTTTGGTATTAGTTGCGAAACCAAGATCACCAGCAGTATTTCCACTTGAAGGAAATGCAGCAAGATTGGCATACACAGTGACTCCACCCCCACTACTTGACCTTAGTGATACATAATCACTATCAATCATATTGGTAACACTCGCGCTATCAAGTGCAATCGCAGTTGATGAGGGTGGTGACCAAGAATTGCTTGAACTTGCATAGGTGTAATTTGTGCCACCTAATACTACGGTATCGCCATTTGAGGGACTATCTGGAAAATTTATTGCCATTTTTTATCTATCCTTTATCCGTCCCAAGTTGCCATTGAACCAGATGGGAATGTATCGTAAACTTCTTTAATCTCTGCATTAGTCAACATTGTTGTCCACATAAAAATTGCTCTAATTTGGTGTGCGTGATTATAACTAGTGTAATCTGCATAAGTCGTGGTTGTATCGTTCATCTGATATCCTCGTATAGCATGAATATTCAACTTGTTACTTTCTAAACGACCAAATGCAGCATTTGCACCTGCTGTTGCTGCTAAATCATATCCATTTATTTGAGAAGATCGAGTTTCTCCAGTATGCGTAGCACCTCCGCTTAAACTAGCACCACTAGAGCCAGAATTAATATATCCCGCATAGTCTGAGTTGTCATCTCCATTGATTATTGCTTGGCGACTACCACTACCTGAAAAACCCCATATAATTATATAGGTTTTTACTGTACTAAGATCATTAGGAAGATCAATTCTAGCATCTGTACCCGTCCATTCCCAGACAGGTGTTGAACCAAAACCCGAAGAATTATATGCGCCGTTTTCTATTGTAAGATTTCTTCCATTCCCAGACAAATCAGTCCAAGTTGTGCCGCTTCCGCTATAACTACTGCTATTACCGATATCCCAACGACCAAATAATGAGGATGCTTGTGTAAAAAATGCTAAAGAATATGTGGTACTTCTAGCAGTGCTATGTAATCCATCGGATGCTTTATATCTTAATATGAAATCTCCAGCATCCGCTGGTGTAGTTGAAGGTGTAATAGTAAAAGTATTGCTGGATTGAGAAATAGTTGCCTGTGCCTGATTTGATGGATTAGTATCATATGAATATTCAATAGGAAATCCTTCGGGATCGCTTGCTACAACCGTTTGAGTCGTCGCGGTTCCACCATCATCCAAGTTTGCAGTTGCTGGTGGTGCAGTTGTCCATTCAGGCACAGCGTTTGTATCTGTATAAATCCTATCCCATTCAGTACCGTCCCAAGTATAGATTGCCTTAGTGTCTGTGGCAAAACCGAAATCACCAGCAGTGTTTCCAGTACTAGGAAATGCAGCAAGGTTTGCATATGAGGTTGGAGAACCAGCAGAGCCATCAGTACCATTAGTACCATTAGTACCAGCGGCACCTGCTGGTCCAGAAACTCCAACCCACTGAGTTGATGTACCATCATTATAATACACATATAATGCACCATTAGAAGAATTGTACCATAATTGACCATCAACAGCATTTGCTGGGGGAGTATCTGAAGTATTACCTATATTAGAAATCTGATCTCGCCAAATGCCTTTACTACTATTGTAAATATAGGTGATTCCACCTATAACAACAGTTTGACCATTAGTCGGACTTGCTGGAAAATTTGCTTTTGCCATTTTACAATCTATTCTCTCTTATAGTAATTATCTAATATGGTCTTACAAATAAGAATTGATTCATCATAACCTTTTCTAAATCGGTTTTTAACATGCCCATTATCTTTAAACCATACAAGGTTATTTATATGTCCAATTTTTTTATCTTTTGGAATTTCTAGATTTTCTATATAATTTTCGTATTGATATCTTAAACTAAGCAACTCGGCAATAGATTTCATGTAATGACCTCATATAATTCTCTCCAAGTATGGTATCTGGGAATAGAAGATTCTTTATTATGATCATGCGCGATAAGAACAGAGTCTAAACCAGCGTCTACACCAGCAATAGCATTTTCACTTTTATCTTCAATCCAAAGAAGTCCACTATCCTTATATTTACAAAGTTCCTCATCTTTATCATCGCCAACATCAAGAAAAATGTATTTTTCAAAAGCACTTTTACCAAAGAGTCTTTCAGTATTTTCAACTCTTAACCTTCCAGACCAAGGATTTTTAGATAATGACGTTATCATATGAAAAACGTAACCATGTTCTTCATGTAATTTTTTCACGTATTTTATAGAATCTCGCAAGGGTGGAAGCCATCCAATGCGAGAGGATTCATTAAAATACTTTACAAGTTCATGTTTTTTATGATCATCTATATCATACTTTTTTGCCATGTTATATGATTTTTCATATTCTTTATTAATTACATAGCCATTACTAACCATCCATTCACCAAATGCTCGTTCCCAATCCATAAGAACACCATCGCAGTCAGTAAGAATTACTTTATTCATAATATACCTTTTTAATTTCTATTAATTTTATAATAATTACTATAAACTTGGGTCATTATCTTCATCATCAAACTCACTAATACCATCTAAAAGTGCATAATTTATATTATTACCTTTTAAATTAAACCTTGGTTTTTCATCAACCTCACGAATTCTAGTATCTTTATTTTGAGAGTGATTTTTATTTCGGTCACGCTTCTTATTTCGTGGGTCATATCTACCGAATTTTGCCATTTTACTTCATCTTACTCCTCTGAAAAAATTAATTTTAATGTCTGTGGCCCTGCTATGCCATCAACAGTACATTCGTTTGCTTTTTGCCATGCTCTTAAAGCCTCTTCTGTTCCAAATCCAAAATCACCATCAGCAGTAATTCCCAATGCTTCTTGCAATTTTTTTACAGTATCACCTTTAGAACCTTTACGAATAAGGCTATATGTTACGTCATCATTATCTTCTCCAGCATCCCAATGTTCTCCTAACACTTCTAGTGCATGAGCATAATGCTTTTTTCTGTCAGCCAAGCCGATAGTACCACCGTTAATTCTTTTTGTCATAGTAATAATATCGTTATTATCACAATGTTTATTAATGTTATTTGTACGCCAGAACCAACAAGCACTTTCAATAGCACCTTGTTTTGTTCTTACATAATCGGTAGCATCTTCGGCAGTCATATTAACACTTTTACCAAATGCAGTATAATTATGTCTACCTGTTAATTGCAGTATTCCACCACCCCTAAAACGCCATCCATCTCCAGATGCAGTATCACCATTTTTCATACGATTGGCATAAATATGATTAGCAATCTTTGCTGGTTCTCTATGATAGTTTTTAGGAGAAATCCCACGTCTTGTAAAATATTTTCCAAAAATAGCATCAAGTGCCTTTGCACTGTAATTTAGATTTTCTGTAATAGTTTTGTAGTTTGCACTTTCATGCGCTGTTTGTGCCAAGAAACCAGCAACTCTATTTTTTGTCGTAATACCATATTTTGGAAACATTTCTATCATGGCATCATACCATTCATCAACTTCTCTATCTCTATGTAAAATTTCTTTTAGTTGTTCTTTTGTAAATTCAAAATCCATCTTGTCCGTACTCCCTTGTGTTTTCTATTTCTACAACAAGACTTTCGTATCCACCGATATGATTACCATTCCAAAATATTTGTGGAACTGTGGGTACTGACCCTATCTTTTCCAATAATTCACTATAGATATCCAAGTCTGTAGCATCTTTATATTGATAGTTAAAATTATATTTTTTTACTAACGCTACAGACTTATCACAATAACCACAGTTATTTTTTCCATAAATCTCAATCATTTTTTTCTCCATATGCGATTAGATATTTAGCATCTCTTTTGTCATTATATAGTCACGAACTAAATCAGACCTAACAATATCTTCCCATCCAAAGTTTACAATACGAAAGAATCTCATTTGTTCAATAATATTCATAAATTTAATAATGCCATCACTCTCATCTTTAAATTTAAAATCTGTTTGCTTGTGATCACCACAAAAAATGACACGACAATCTCTACCAATCCTTGTGATAACAGAATCTAACTCATGAAAGTTTAAATTTTGCATCTCATCAATAACAACAATCGCTTGATCAAAGGTGCAACCTCTAAGAAAAGAGGTTGTTTCAAATTGAATTTTGTTTGCGGTTTTCATTTTATTATAAGCACCTTCAAATCCAAATAGTTCAGAACATACTAAACGATATGGTGCTTCATACGATGACTCTTTTTCCTCTTTAGTTCCTGGAAGAAATCCTTGATCGCGTGTTGTTACTGCTGATCTAAGAACAATAATTTTACGATAAATATCTGGATCATTTAGCATTGCCTCTAAAGCAAGATATAATGCTATAAAGGTTTTGCCTGTCCCAGCACTTCCTGATAATATTAAATTTGAATCATCATCCCAGTAGTCAAAGGCTTTACGTTGATTTTGAGTGATTGGTTCAATTTCTTCAAGTTCATCTAAGTTGACAGTTAATGAATTATTTTTTTTCATGTTTTAATAGTATTACCTCTACCAGAACCTTTTTTAGTTCTTTTCATTAAATCTTTAAATCCATCAGGCGTTTTTCCAAACATATCTTTTACGCCGCCCACCAAAAGTGGAGCGGATAAACCTTGAACTAAATCAGAGTTTTTTAATATTTCTTGTAACTCCGAATATGTGCAGTCAACATTATGATGTTCGCTTGTTTTTATGTTTTTTATAGTATAATTAGGCATAGTCTCTCCAAAAACTTTCTCTATATCTATACGAATATTATACCATAAAAATAGATATTGTCAAGTAGTTATGCTGCTTCTACTCTTTTTGTAGTAATGTAATTGTCCAAATATTCCTTTTTTGCTTTTATTTTTTTTACAAGATCAAGTTTACCTTCAGACGTTAATTTATTTGCGAACATTTCAAGTTGTGCGCTGTCTTGTTGTAGTCTTTGAAGTTGCTGTTTGGACATAAGATTCTCCTTAAAGTAAAATGCTGGACACTCTAAAAGAGCAACCAGCATTACAGATATTGAAATTAGTATAAAAATCATTAGGGTTTAACTAATAATTTTGGAAATGCTTCTAGAACGACTGATTTTGGAACTCCTGTTATTGCTTTTTTGTTTGTCATTTGAATAACCAATTTGGCATCCTCTGGGTGAATAGACTCTAAGAGTTTAATGTATAACATTTCTCTCTTTACCTTTGGTAACTGATCACCTTCAAGTCCCTTTACGAAATACTTAAATTGACGGTTTTGTCTGAGTAAGTTTGATGCATCATTATAACCATCACTAGGTTTATGTGGAGGGTCTCCTTTAGGCACATTCCATACAACTAATTTATCATATGTTCCTCTTAAAACGTCTCTGAGCGCGGCAGTATTATCTTTTTGAAGAATCCTTACTTTTTCTGGATTCGATTTTGCTTGCCTTGCCGCACTAATAACTTCATGAACTAACTTCACCATTTTATATAAACTCCTGTACACATTCAAGTAATAATCTGCATCTTTTAGATACTAAGTATGGAAACACTTTACCTTTATTAGACCAAGGGTCTTGTGCCTCGTATGTATTTATAATATCTTCTTGGATGTTTTGAGGGGTTTCTGTTAAATCAATAAGTTTTTTATTACGACAATAGTTTCTATAAGTTTCTTCATTCATCACAGATTTTAGATCATCTGCTGCCATCCAAGCATCAATCTTTTTTTGTGTCATTGGCGTTTGACGAATACCATCAGGAAAAGAATTATCGGGTGATAAAATATTTGGAACTTTATCTGATTTACATCCCCTAAAAACATGCTCCATTAAAGTTGCTTTTGCATTTTTAGTTTCTAAATGTTTTTTATTTATAGGAGAATACTGTTTAATATTTGAGTATTTTTGAAGTTGAACAAAATCTTTATCTGACGAAACAATCATCACTTCTTCATGTTTACCAAACTCTTGAGTTTCTAGCGCAATTTTAGCGATTACATCATCTGCCTCACAACCACAAACTCTCATAGTCTTATAAGGAAAATTTTCAGAGATTTCATCAAAGACCATATTAATAATTCTATATGCTTCTACCCAATCAATAGGAGATTCATCGCGTGACTTTTTACGACCTAATTTATATTGAGGAAAAATATCTTTTCGCCAGTTTCCATCACCATCAGCAACAATAACTATCTCACCAAATTGTTTTTTGTACTTACTCCTATACATACGAATAGAATTTAAAATCATATGCCTTATAATATTTTCATCTAAAGCAATTCTTTGTACCATTATATTAGAGATAGCAACACCACTATAATCAATTAAAATCATTCTACCTTAATCTCCATTTTATTCAATAACCATTCTAGCATATATTATTTGAAAAGTCAATCATCTTTTAACAATTTCCTTTTTTCTTCAATAGTTTCTTTCAAATCTAATACAGTTTCTTGCTCTATGAGTGAAATTATTGTTTCTGTAACACCAATTTCATGATTGAGCCTCGCTAACTTCTGCATTAATTTTTCCATCTCATTAGTATAAAATTTAAGTTCTTTTTTCTTGCGAGTTCTTTGGTCATAAATATCTGTAATATCAATAAGTTTCTTTTGTGGAATTATAATGCCGTTATCACTCATTAAGAACTACTACTCCCTCATGTAATAATCTTTGTCTATTTATCATATGATCTTTTTCTATGTCTGCCTTATTCTGTCCAAAATACTTAACGCCATGACCTTCATCAATCATAATACTAGTCACCCTAACATTTTGCTCATGTGAACCGCCAACTTTTCTTTCAATTAAGAAGTCACCAAGTACTCTGCCGAATTTACCTTTTTTATCTTCACCAGATTTATCTATTTCTGTTTTAAGAATTTGAATTGATCCGACAGGCAATAATTCTTTCAATCGTACTTTACTCGCCAAACCAAACTGTTTTTCAACCAAGTCTCTAGTGCGAGATTCTGGAGTATCAATTCCCATCATTCGCACTCTTTCTTTATGCACCCAGATACCAAAGCCCAAATCAATGTCAATATCTACTGTGTCGCCATCAACAACTCTTAGAATTTTACATTTATATTCATACATTTTTAGACCTTTCTTTAGATTCTAACATCTTTTTTATTTCTTCTTTTTGTTTTTTTATGATCTCTGCTTGATCTTCAATCTCTGAAAATAATTTGTCATTGTCGCTTATGGTCTCTTGTTTTGGGAATTTTAATATATTATTCATCATAATTTTCCTTTCACATGCATTGAGTGTATTTTTACGCCTATAAACTCGTTGTAATACTCATCACTAAAAAGGACTTCCCTATCAAATTGTTCTTTTGCCTCAAAGTAACTCATAATACCCTTTGATTTGCACAACCGAATAACATTTCTTTTAAACCTAGATGTGCCTTCATTTTCTACAAGCATTTTTACTGTTTCATTTGACCCATAATAATTCATCCAATCACTCTGAGTTCGCTTAATTCTTTTTCGCTTTTTACCTTTTAATGGAGGTAACCTTCTCACTGACCAAAATAATTTTTTGCCAATATATTTTTTATCATTACTCAAATCTGTAATTTCATAGACAAATCCAACCCAAGACTCTAATTCATCTTGGGTTGGTTCAAATATTGCGTTTTCAAAAAACCACACTATCCCTCTTCTTCTTCTTCATCTTCTGTATATAGTTCTATAGGACTGCCACACATAGGACACGCCTCTGGCTCTGCATTGTTATCACCATTTAAAACTTCAACATGAGTTTGATATTGACATAGTGGGCAGTCAATATAAAATGTTTCTTTCTTCGCCATTTACTATCCTTCGCATGATGCACAAGTCATAATATCACGTACTAATTCTTGTGCTGGGTTTGCTGAACGCTGGTAATAAAATGTTTTAACTCCCAGTTTCCAACCCTCTATTATTAATGAGTTTACATCCTTTGCCGAAACATCTGGATGTATGAGTATATTTAGCGATTGAGATTGATCAATATATTTCTGTCTTGCACCTGCTTGTTGCACAACTGATAAAGGCGTAATTTCACTAAAAGTCTTAAATACATCTTTTTCTTTTTGCGTTAGAAAATCTAAGTGCTGAACAGACCCACCACGAACAAGAATTGATTTCCAAGTTATTTCATTATTCTCACCATGATCATGTAAACATTCTTTTAGATGTGGATTTCTATAAGTAAATTTGCCCTTTGCTAAGTCTTTAGTAAAGTAATTTGATGCTAGAGGCTCAATGGCTGGTGATACTTGACCTAGAATAAATGATGATGATGTTGTTGGTGCAATAGCAGTTCTCGTAAGATTTCTTTCTCCTGTACCCAACATACCTTTCGGCTCACCATACTCAATGGCAAGTTCTTTTGTTGCTTCAAGTGATTTATCATCAATAAATTTACTAATTTTCATACTTAACATTTGCGCCTCAAATGATTCAAATGGAATCATCTTAGATTGTAAGTATGTGTGCCATCCAAGTTGCCCAAGACCCAAGGCTCTCCAATGAGTTGCAAAATTATAAGCAGAATGCATAAACTGAATATCTTTAGTCTTTTCGCAATACTCTTCCATTACAGCATCAAGAAACCAAATCATAGTTTCTACAGCATCAGTTTCACACCATTCATCAAATGTCGCACAATTCATTGATGCTAGGTTACAAACAAAAGACCACTCATCACTAGACGGTAAACAAATTTCACTACATAGGTTTGATGCCCATACAGGAATATCTTGATCTTTAAGAACTTGTGGTTTATTATTATTTACAGTGTCACTGAAAAAGAGATAAGGATAACCGCTTTCTCTGCGCTTACGCAAAATTCTTGCCCACACAGTTCTTTTATCGTTGTCACCAGAAATCATAGATTCCATCCATTCGTCACTAATACAAACACCTAGCGACAAATGCATAATTGAAGAACCCTCTTCCCTACATTCAAGAAATTCCATAATATCAGGTGAGTCAATGGGCATATATGCCGCAAACGAACCCCTTCTAACTGATCCTTGAGCAACAACATCAACTTGAGTTTCTGTCAAGTTCATGAAATGAACTGGTCCATCGGCAGTACCACCCGACTTAATGGGTTCACCTCTAGAACGAATAGCACCAAAATATCCAGATGTTCCAGCACCCATTTTTGTCTGCATACCAACTTCAGCATTTTTCATTAGGATTGATGCCATATCATCTTCAATATAAACCCCATTACATGAAATGGGCAAACCTTTCTTAGTGCCGAAATTTGACCATACTGGTGATGAAAGGGAATAAAACCCCTTACTCATATAGTCATAGAACTTGTCAGCGAAACCTTCTTTATCAAGAATAGTTTCTGCTGTCTGTGCAATATTCCGCACTCTCTCCTCAACGGTCATATTACCGTCAATATATCCACGGCTTAGAAAAGTTCGTGAATCTTCATTTGCCCATTCAAATCCCATTATATACTCCTAAAATAAATCATCTGCTGTGATGCCTTGGCCTTTTGCATATTCAACAGGTCTTTTCTGGAAAAAATCTGTCATATTAGCACCCAACAATTCTTCTTCAAACCAAAAAGTTTCGTCTACTAAATCTTGATCATATTTAATATCACTACCATCAAAGCCGATTTGTTCAACTGAATCTGCCATGCGATAGGCGATAAAGGATTTTAGAATATTCGCATCCAAACCTTTAATTGCATAATCACCCATAATCCAATCAATCACTTTACTCTCTGCTTTTAGTGAATCTACACATTCTTGCTTAATTCTTTGATGTAGTTCTTCATCAAAATATTCTGGATACTCATTTCTAAGTGTTTGAATTAATTTAATGCCTACTTGAGCATGAAGCATTTCTTCATTTCTTGTGTACTGCACTTGCTGGGCGCAATCTTTCATCACTGCTTTGTTTCTATTCATATGCATAATTATATAGAACTGTGAAAATAGACTTACGTTTTCAACAAATAATGTGAACAAGATAATTGAATAAATGTACTGTTTCTGATCATCCTCATATACCTTATTATTATACTTGCGTAAATAATTAACACGATTCTTAATAACTTCCTCATTCATATTTTCTTCAAACACATGAGTCATATGAAGAACATCAAGAATTTTTTCATACGCCATGTTGTGAATAACTTCAGAGTTTGCCATCGCATAACCCAAATCCTTAATGGAAGGATGTGGTAAATTTTTTCCAACATCTGCCCAAAAAGATTTTACTGCGATTTCTATCTGACCAATTGCAGACATGGTTCTTACAACGATCTGTTGCTCTGCTTCTGTAAGATCAGTTTTGAATTGTGAATAATCTGATCTAAAGTTAAATTCTTCTGGTGTCCAAAAACCTTTCCAAATCGCTTCTATGAACTGTTTTGTCCAAGGGTATAAGTCTGGCTTTCGGGCAATTTGTTCTTCAAATAGCATCCGTATCTCTCCGCTTCTTTTATGTTTTGTTTGTGATCCGTACCATTATATAGTAGTTTGGGTTACTTGTAAACACCAAATATGGTGGTTTAGTGGTCAATTTTTACACTATTAAGATGCGACATATAGACTTTTTACTGTATTGACAGAATCATACTATCGTTGTATAATAAGAAGAATCTTTTATTGGAGGGTAATAGTATCCATTGTATCTTCTGCCTCAGTATAATATCTTTTATATGCTGCAATGATGGATTGTTGTTGAGAAATATATGTTCTTATATCTGATAGATTTAAAGATACATTCTCATAACCTCTATCTGTTAAACCAAATAATACAAGTGGCCTTCCCTTATCACTAACATCAGAAAATACTTTCTCATAATTTTCTGGAGTGATTAAAATCCACTCAACTTTTCTTTGAACTAATTCATCTGCTTCTGGTAATACTAATAACGGTTTTTCAATTGGTTTAGTCTTTATTTCTATTGGTTCTGGAATATCATTCCGACCCAGACAACCCGTCAGTAATGTTAAGATCATCATAAATCCAAGGGCATTCACTATTGAACGCTTTGCCATTTTCTGCATTCCTTTCTTTCAAAGTTAGTTCTGCACCTGATATAATCTCAAAACATCTCAATGCTTTTTCACTAGCGTTGTTCACAACTCTTTCAACTAAATCAGGTTTTGCCTCTCCAAGCATTCCTATATCATGTTGTTGAATTTTTTTCAATAAAACTTTATTTCTGGTGCGTGTTCTTCTTAACTCTTTATTTACAGTATCTAGGTCTGTATTAACTCTTTTTATATTAGTTTCCATATTGGAAATAGTTGCGGTCTGTGTTTCAACCGCAACTTCTAATTTCGTATTATTTTCTTTGAGAATTTCTATTTTTGCTTGCATGTTATTCCATGTAGCATAACCAGCAAGGCCAACTGAACCTATTAACCCAATAACAAAAAGCATTATATAAAATTTAAGCATTATCTTCTCTTAGATACTTCATCTGAAAATGCTCTAAACCTTTTAAGAAGTACAGTTTTACCTTCTTTTTGTTTTTTCTTATAACGCCTATCTGTAACATCTATAGGTTTACCTAGAGGAAAATTCATATGGCTGGCAACATTCGCGGTATTGTTTGCTGCAATTTCCTCTGTAATTTTATTCTTTGTCATCCACTTCTCCTTGGTTGCGCTGGCGCACCTTTTTCAGCAGCGGCCATCTTTAACCAGTTTTTACCAATAGTATTAGAAACAGG